GGGACCCTGAAGACGTGGGAGAAGTCATCGGGGGCAGGAAGCCTTGTTCACTTGGATACCAGTTTTGGGTCCGCAATGATCGACTACATTGCTACTACCCACTTCGATCCTGCGACTTTCTCAAGCACATGCAAGACGACATCTACCTGACCATCAGGCTTATGCTGTGGGTCTTGAACGAGTGCCGGTGCCTTGACACGGATACCCTTTTTTACTGGCAAAATGTTCGGATGGGTAGTCTGACCATGCACTGCACCAGCTTGCATGTGTTCGCCAATGACTTTATCGAAATGAGGAAGGAGGGTCCGAAATGAAAACGAGCAACGTAGCCCTTGAGTCAGGACGCATCGTCGGCGCTGAGGTCATTAGCGACCCGGACGCGGATGGCTTTGTCGATGTCGAGTGGGCGGGGGTGATCGTTAAAGCAAAGCCTTTGACTTATGAAGAAATAGCTGAAAGGGAGAGAACAAATGAGAGCGACTAAGTTCGATGAAGCAACAACTGAGCTCCTGCCACCCCAAGGTGCTGAGGACCTCGTCTATCCACTGCCTATATGGCGTCACCCGGAAGGGGGGATGGTCATCAGCAAATGGAAGATGACTTGGCGTGAGCGCCTGCACTGCTTTTGGAAAGGCCATGTCTGGCTTCATGTTTGGGGCAATATCCATCCGCCGGTGACGATTGAAACCTCCTACCCCTTCGAAAAGGATAAGTGATGCCCAGTACTCAGTTTGATAAGTCGGCAGCCCCCCACAATCGCCAAGAGCAACCCCAGGCATATTTCATTCTCAGGGCTCTTTACAAGGGACCTAACCATCAAACATTAAAACAACTGGCCGCGTATGAAGGGTTGGCCCCAGGAACAGCTGAAAAGCGACCTCGATACTTTAGGTCAATCTCCCCTTGGTGTACCCGAAAAAAAGTGGGTAGGGCCTACGTCTATTCCCGTATTCCCGGGAAACGCTCCACCCAAGTTCTTCGTGAGTTTAGGGAGTCCCGGGCATGAGAACTACTCGTCCACAGATGTTTATGGAGATTGCTCACGCTGTCGCGCGTCGGTCAACCTGCATGAGGCTAAACGTCGGTGCCGTGATCGTTCAAGGTCGAAGCATCGTGAGTATTGGCTACAACGGTGCGCCTCCGGGCGCGCCGCATTGTTTAGGAAACGCCTGCCCCGGGAAGCTGGTGTGCTATGAGACGATACACGCTGAAGACAACGCTCTTCGGCATCTTCCTGATCCGGGCTACAACCCCTATTGCCGTGAGCTTGACCTTTACGTGACCGATAGCCCCTGCGTTGGGTGTTTCGACAAGATAAAACGGCACGGAGGTATCAAGCGAGTGTTTTTCGGTACGCCTTATCGTATCAATGACCATTTGAAGCACGGGGGTGACATCGGTGTCTATCGTGTGCTTCCCGCGGGCTACGTGATGCACTGGGCAACGCAGGAGCTCGTTGATGTCGAAACATAGGACACGCAAGCAGCTTGAACGTGTTGCTATTGTCACTGAGTCTCCGGACGACTGTCGGCGAACATGGGACGCAGTCGAGTATATCATGGAACCTCTTGAAGAGCGCTATGATGTAACTCGGCTTTCTGTCCTTGACACCGATCCTAAAAATGGTAAAGCAGCAACAAAGACCGAAATCAAGACGGCGCATGACCGAGTGCTTAAAGAGCTCGAGTCATTCAAGTACGTGGTGATAGTGGGCAACACGCCTTTGCAGTTGCTTACAGGTAAAGCGGGCATCAGCAAGCTTCGTGGTCGACCCATTAAGCAAGACAGCCGAATTATCCTGCCTATGAATAACCCCGGGATCATTCGGCATGACGATAAGCAAGAGACGTTGTTACTCGCCGACCTGAAGTTCTTTGATGACATGGTCAAGTTTGGTGGTGTGCCTGAGACCAAGGACCTGAACTTTCGGATCGTCATGTCCGATGATGACGTAGACGAAATGATCGAAGACCTGAGCGGTGCGGTGGCATACGACATCGAAACGACTCAGCTGTATCCTTGGCAAACACAGGAGCAAAACGACAAAGGTGAGTGGGTCAAGCACCCCGATCCCAAAATCGTCAGTATCGGCTTTGGCACTTCCCGCAATCAATGGTGCCTGCCGGTCCATCATCCACAGTCACCTTGGACGCAGGAAGAGATTGAGAGCATAGTCGACAGGATCGACGAGAAGCGCGACGACATCCTATGGGTCACACATAATGGCAAGTTTGACATGCTGTGGACATGGGTTCACTTGGGTGTTCAATGGGACATTGCTTTTGACACAATGCTAGCGCATTTCCTGCTAGACGAGAACATGCGTCATGGTTTGAAGTACCTGGCTCAAGTCTACTGTGGGGCGCCTGACTGGGAGATCGACTTGACTGAAAAGCAGGGGATGAATGTACCTCTGAAAAAGCATTGTAAGTACCTTGCCCACGACTTGTACTACACCCGGAAGCTGCGCTATGTGTTCGGGGCAATGCTGAAAGACGACCAAGAAGTCAAGCGAGTATTCGACAAAATCATGGTGCCTTGTGCCAATCTGTTTGTTGAGATTGAGTATGACGGCGTCTTTATCGACATGGATCAATTCGGAGAAGCCGAGGAAGTACTGCGCGAGCAATACAACGCGGCACTCGCTGAGCTCGAACAATGGGAGCCTGACCACTATGTTAAAAAGAACGGCGAAGTATATCGGTTTGCCGAGGCAAGAAGGAAAAACGATCCTAAACGATTTAACTGGGGCTCGACTGATCAGTTGCGTTGGCTCCTCTTCGATCATCTTGGCATTAAGCCGCTTGATAAAACAACCAACGGGGGCTATTCAACATCTGAGTCAGTCATCAAACGACTTGACCACCCCTGCACTGAGGCCTTGCTACGTTTCAGAGCTGCGAAGCAACAGCTGTCGTTCTTTATCGACGGGTGGAAACCGTTCCTTCACGAACAGTCAAGGGGTTTTTATCTACACCCGTCCTTTAAGCTTCACGGAACGGTCACCGGGCGCTTGTCATGTGAGCACCCGAACCTGCAGCAAGTTCCCCGAGACAAACGTATCCGTTCCCTCATATCAGCCGAAAAAGGTTGGACGCTCGTTCAATGTGACCTGTCACAGGCCGAGCTAAGAATTGCTGCGGAGCTTGCGCGTGAGCGTAACATGATCCATGCCTTTATCCATGGCATCGACGTTCATTGGATGACTGCGCTTCGTGAGATTGAACGTGGCGGTGGGCTAAAAGACCTAGTGATTGGTACAGCTTGTCGTATTGCCAAGAAAAACGACTTGCCTTATTCCGATGCTGTTGAGATACTGTTGAAGGCGGGTCACGAGGCAGCAATTGATGCAAACGAGGAATGGAAAGAATATCGTAAGAAAGCGAAAGCCGTGAATTTCGGCTATCTTTATGGTATGTGGTGGAAGAAGTTTAAGATATACGCTCGAGATAACTATGGTGTCATTGTTGACGATGAAGAAGCCGAAGCATCACGAGATACGTTCTTCGACAACTATCCGGACCTAGTCGATTGGCACAAACGACAGAAGCGCTATGTCAGGCGCCATGGCTACGTTAAATCGTTGTCAGGTCGCAAACGTCGATTGCCTGAGGCTCGCAACGCTGAGAACACGCCAGAGCGACGTGCTGCTGAGCGTCAAGCGATCAACTCGCCTGTGCAATCGTTCGCAAACGAAGTGAACCTTATGGCTGCATTACAGTTGCGCAAGGAGTATGGTCGAAGTGTTGTCAAGATCTGTGGAACAGTACATGACTCCGTGCTGTTCAGGGTTCGAGACGATATGCTTGAAGAGGTATACCACAGGATGCTTGAGATAATGCAATGGCCCGAACTTATGGATGAGTTCGATATTGAAATGACGGTTCCCATCGAAGCTGATGGCGAAGTCGGTCCTTGGGGCAAAGGCGTCCCGATTGAAAAATGGATGGAACAAAGGATGGCAGCATGAGTAATCAATTCAGAGTATCACAGTCGAAGGTCAAGCTTTATCGTCGATGTCACCAGGCCTACAGCCATAAGTACGTTGACAAGCTACGCAAGAAACGTAAGTCACGCCCATTACAATTCGGCACAATGATCCACGAAGCTCTTGAGCGTCACTTCAACGGCGATGACGCGATGGACTATTTTGATGAGCTGGCGAGTGACGTGAAAGCCATGAAGCTGTTTGCCCAGGAGCGCGATGAATATGGTGACATTCTGAGTGATACTCAAGACATTATCACTGACTACCTGGCCCACTGGGATGACGATGACCTGCGCCCTGTTCGTAAAGGCGGCCGAGGCGCTGAGCACACTTTTGAGATTGAGCTTATGCCCAGTGTGATATTCAATGGCAAGATTGATTTGATCGGCAAAACGAAAAACAAACTGCGTTGGCTCGTTGAACATAAGACCTATAGCCGAAAGCCTAACGACGATGACCGTTGGCGCAACCTTCAGTCGGTGACGTATTTTCGGGCCAATGACATTCTCGGATGGCCTGCACTCGACGGCTGTCTGTGGGACTACGTAAAGTCGAAGGCGCCGGCTGTTCCCGGCATATTGAAGGATGGCACACTGAGCACTAAAAAGATCGACACACTGCCTTCCACAGTTGAGCGTGTCATCGAGGAGCACGACGGCGAGCTTGGCAAGGTTGATGCGCTTCGGTCGATGGCGCTCAAAAACCGGTCCGAGTATTTTCAGCGTATCCATACGCCGGTAAATCGTGAAGTGGCAGACTTAGTGTTCGCCGACTTCGAAGCAACAGTCAGAGAAATGGTCGATAACCATGGTCACGTCTCAGATATGAACATTGACAAGCACTGCTCTTGGTGCGATTATGAACCTCTCTGCCGAGCCAAACTACAAGGTCTCGATGTCGAGTATGTGAAAGAAAGGGAATACGTAGATGGCACGAAGAACAAGAAGGACGAGGACGAGAAGCCGGTCGTCCACCAGATCGACCACGATGAAGTCCTTGCCCGTACAAAAAGCGGTTGACCTGCAGAAACACCGCACCTGGGTTTTCTATGGTCGATCAGCCTCAGGCAAAACCACACTGGCAGCGACCTTCCCGGGCAAAAAGCTGCTGATCGACATTCGGGACGAGGGGACCGACAGCATTACCGATGTCAAAGACCTTGACGTGCTGGTCGTGGGTTCATGCGAGGAGCTCGAAGAGGCCTACTGGTGGCTCAAGCAAAACCCGGACAAGTATCAGACAGTCATCTGCGACACGGTGACAATGTGGCAGTTTTTGAAGGTTCAGGAAATCGTAGGCGACAAAGCTGCCAAGCTTGGCAAGCAGCCCACCGATTGGGGGGTGATGACGAAAAGCCAGTGGGGTGAAGTCGCCGGTTACATGAAGACTTGGATCACGAACTTTAGAGACCTGCCCATGGAAATTGTGTTCACGGCACAGCAACGGACATTCAATGTCGGCGAGGATGGTGAAAACGAAGGCGAGCTTGATCCTGAAGTGGGTCCCGCGTTATCGCCCTCGGTTATGTCGCACCTCTGCGCCGCCGCCCAGGTCATCGGTTGCACGTTCATCCGGACGCGCACCGTGACAAAGAAAATTCGCAAGAAGACAATCGAAAAGGAGGTAACAGAGTATTGTGTTCGACTGGGGCCTAGTGCCTCGTATATAACAAAATTCCGAAAGCCTCGCAGCATATCGTTGCCTGACTTTTTGACAGACCCCACCTACGAGGAAATCCTCGAAACCATTGAAGGAAACAACTAATGCCAAGACGTACATCCCGCAAGAAAACGACACGCACAGCCTCCTTTGCCGGCGTCGGCAAGGGCTTCGCAGCTGAACAGGAGTACCTGGTCACGGTGAAGGAATGTGACGTTGAAGAAGGCGACAACGGCCTTTACTACTCCCTGAAGCTCGAGGGCAATGACGAGTTCGAAGGCTCGCTGATGTACCACAACGCTTCGCTGTCCCCGTCAGCACTGTGGCGTACCCGTGAAGTGTTCGAAGCATTCCTGGGCGAAGTGCCCGAAGATGACTTCGACGTGGACGAGTATGCCGAGATGTTTGTCGGCAAGACCGCCATGTGTTCGACGTTCAAGGACACCTACAACGGCCAATCGCGCATCAAACCCGAAGACTTCTGGCCTGCTGAAGAAGGCGCCGGTGGTTCCGAGGAAGAAGGCGAAGCTGAAGACATCGACCTCGACGACCTTGAAGACGCTGACATCAAGAAGCTCGGCAAAGCGATGGGCATCAAGTCGAAACGTGCTTCCACAATCCGCAAGGAACTTGAGGAAGCTGACGAGGGCGAGCTCGAAGAAGCGATGATCGAAGTCGGCCTGATCGAAGCCGAAGACGAGGGCGAAGAAGAAGGCGACGAGTTCGATCTTGATGAAGCCAGCGACGACGACATCAAGGCAGTAGCGAAAGCTGCCGGGATCAGCGTTACGGCCAAGTCACGTATCAACACGCTCAAGAAGAAGCTGAACGAGCTCGATGATGACGAGCTGGCCGAGGCTGTCGAAGAAGCAGGCATCGGTGGTGCAGGCGGTGAAGGCGGCGATGTCACTGCTGAAGAGATTGCAGCGATGAACCAGGACGAGCTCGAGGAGCTGGTCGAGGAACATGAGCTGGACGTCGATCTTGACAAGCTCAAGACACTGCGCAAGAAGCGTACTGCTGTGGTTGACGCGGCGGAGGAAGCGGGCATCTTGTCCGAAGACTGAAAGGAGCACGACTCTGACTGGTATTGGCGTGAGTCATCGCAGGAATGGGTCTACATACCTTTTTAACTCGGCGGGCCTACGGGCTCGCCTTTTTTCCTAGGAAACGCTAATATGGCTAAGCAGCCTGAGTCCCGATTGCAAAAAGCTATCCAAGATCACTTACGCAAGTCCGTCGGTGGTTGGTGGTTCAAAGTATGGGGAGGGCCGTTCACACCGGCTGGTATCCCCGATCTTATCGGTTGTGTGGACGGGCTGTTCTTTGCGCTTGAAGTAAAGCTACCGAAAAAAGCATCAAAGCCATCCGCCATTCAACTTGAAACAATACGAGACATAGTCATGAAGGGAGGCGGGTGTGCCACCATCGTCCGCAGTAAAGAAGAAGCCGAAGAAGTCGTCCTTACAGCTCTGGCCCGAGCAGCAAGACGTTTTTCAGTTCACCGTCGAACGGGACGCGACCGCCATGTTCTGCGAGCAGCGGACAGGAAAGACATACGTCACGCTGAAGAACGTGGAGCACAACGTAGCGTGGGACATAATCCGTGGCGTTGACTTCTGTGGCATTCTTGTCACTCTACTAACTAATCGTGACAGCACTTGGCTTGACGCCTTGGCTAAGTTTTTGCCCGATGTCAATGTCACCAGCGACTGGGAAGTATTTAAGAAACTGCCCGCGCCTCGTATACTCCTTGTCCATTATGAAATGCTGCCGAAGCTTATCAACAAGCTTGTCAAGTACAAAAAGTTTAACTGGGCCGCTGTTGATGAAGCGCAGCGCATATCGAACCGTGGCAACAAGGCGGCTCGTGGGATGGCACGACTTGCCTGGATTGAACGCAGACTGGCATTGACCGGTACTCCACAGGAGGTGCGTGAAACAGACTACTTCGGGATATTCAAATTCCTAGACCCGGACGTCTTCGGTACTAATTGGGCGAAGTTCGAGAAGCATTTCATGGAATGGCCGAAGGTTGACTTTGAAAACGCCCCTCCTGGGTCGGCACTGTGGCAAAAGAAAACGCTACAGCAGCGCATCCTGAAAAACAAGGCCAAGTTTCGTGAGGATCGGCGGGAGGAGTTTATCGACCTGCTTAAGCCCTACTGCATTCGACTGACGCAGGAAGACGTCGGCATCAAGAAGGCTAAGGTTCATAAGGTGGATGTATTGATGACTAAGCCCCAACGTGATGTCTACAAGGATATGCTGCGCGATAGCTTTGCTTATCTGCCGAGCCGAGGACGTAACAAGCGCAGCCAGAGACGAGTAACTGCGCCTCTTGTTATCACGAACATAGCGAAGCGACGGCAAATTGCTACTGGCTTCGTTTATGATGATGATGATCGACTGCATGACCTCGGCGATGGCAAGCTTAGGGAGACGGTTAAATTGGTCGAGCGACTGCCCAAGCCTGTTGTTGTATTCACCGCCTTTCGTCCGGATAATGACTTGGTATATGAGACATTGGTCGAAGAGGGCTATGATGTCGTGCAGGTCAACGGCTCGACGAAGAAGAAACTGCGACCGCAGATTTGGCGTGACTTTCAACGCGCGCAATATGACGTTGCTGTAGTGCAGGTCAAAACGGGTGGCACAGGCGTTGACCTGTGGAAGTCGTCTCACGCGATTGTGTATAGCATGACGCACTCATACCGTGACTGGGATCAAATGAAGGCTCGATTGTCTGCTAAAGGAAAACTGCGGCCGTCAGAGTTTTATGTCCTTTGCTCAAAGAATTCTATTGACGAGGAGCTATATGATCTCGTAATAGTTAAAAAGTTCAACACAGAACTGACACTGAAACACTTGAAACGAGGAACACCATCATGCCCCGCAAAGCAACCACAAAAGCGACCGAGTCGAAAGCTGCTGAAACGAAAGCAGCAAAGGACGAACCCAAGTACACCGTCAACGATCTTGTCGAAGCGTCCGGCCTCCAGCCTGCGTCGGTCCGGGTCGCGCTCCGTGAACTCGGCGTCGAAAAGACCTTCGGCAACAAGTACGGCTGGAACACGAAGAAAGACTTCGACGAAGTCGTGAAGGCGATGAAAGAACGGTCCGCCAAGTCCGTTGTCGCTCAGAAGGCCGAGAAGGCCCCCGCCAAGGCAGCACCCGCCAAGGCTGCTCGCAAGCCCCGTGCTCGCAAGCCCAAAGCCGACGCCGAATGAGTCCAACCTGACGCGGGCACTTCGGTTCCTGCTCAACTACTAAAAGGCCCCGGTTATCGCATTGATGCCGGGGCTTCTTAGTAGCTACAGACAGGAAGGTTATTTCTTCTTGGTTTTCCTTGACGACTTCGCTGCCGGTTTTGCAGGCTCCTCAGTCACTGCTGGTGCGTCCTCAGTCGAGCCAGTTTTGTCATCATCGCTTTCCTGCGTAGTCGCATTGAGCAACGTGTCACCCGTGTCATCCTGGGTCTCTATAGCGACCTCAACGTGACAAGGAACGAAGAACTGTCGCCGCTCGCGAATTGCCGGGCGTTTGTAGGTGAAGTTGATACCCTGCATATCCACATTAAGCAAGCCCTTCACGTAAATGCCCGGGCCAAACTCGTCGGTGGCTTTTTGCAGAACGGTTTGACACGCCTTATCAACCGTTGCTTGGGTCGCCGTTTTGGGTTTGCCAACGGCTTGGATAAAGGCTTGTTCGATTTGCTCATGAGTTTTCACTTACTCGTCTCCTTCGATGGTCGCAACAGTTTCTCGGGCCCATTGCGTTAGCCCTTTGTGACGAGACCTACAGTTGACTAGGTTTCGACGGTCACGCAGCCAGAAGCTTTCAACTTCGAGCTGAGTCAGTTCGCGTTCAGGCAGCTTTACAGGCTGTGGACACGGGTCAAGCAAGGAAGTCGGGGGCTCCCTTAAGTCAATTCCTTCCGACGGAGTTGAGGCGGAGCACGCTCCCAACACCAATAGAAGGCCGATCAGCATTAGGGTCCTCACGTGCTTCCTCCATTAGGTTATCAATACGGTTTTGAAGCTGTCGGGCTTCTTCGATACGAATAGCCTCAAGCTCCGCAAGCTCGCGTTCTCGATCACGTAGCCGGTCATTAAGCTCTTGAACCGCCTCGATTTGACGAAGCTTTTCAGCATGGGCGCCGTCGGACCTGCCCTTAAAGTATGAGGTAGTCAACACAGTACCAGTAACAGCTACCAGGATAAGGCCCATGTAGAGGTTATTCATTACGGCCTCCCATGACTTGCTTTGCCCACGAGTCTAAGCCAAAAGCTGCAGCCGCAAAGCCATAAACCCAAATAGCTAGCCCCGTGGCTAGTGTCACCAGATCAGTCATATCCCGCCCGGGATTTTTTAAGGCGGCATAGGCGACCAGCATTACCAGTAACCAATGAAGTACCAATTGCATTACAGCCACTTCTCTTTTGTAGGTTTTAGGGGTTTTCATGGTTATAGCCTCGCCGCCTGCACATGCATCCAATCATAATCCCGAGCACGGCCCAGGGACACCCAATCGGCATCTGCCCATATACGCCAATACTCCTCACACTCTGGTGTCGCCAGCAGCGCACGTCCCCGGCCCCACTTTAAACGATTGCGTTCTGGGTCTTGATCAATGGCAATGCCCCAAGCATGGGTGGACAGGGTGCTACCCCCGCGCTTCTTGCGAAAGTTATAGCAACCACCAAACAGGTCAAACCCTAAGCGAGTAATATCCTTGGGAGAATAGGCATCGGCAATCCTACGATAAACACGCTCAGCACTATCAGCAACTTTTTCATGGCAGCTGAAACGAGTTATCTGTTGACTTTTATTCCATGCGATCTTCATGGGAAAGGGCAAGTTGACTTTACCCGCCGTGCATTGTGCGCCGCCGGCTGTGCCATAGAAACGTGTCAGCTCAGACTGAAGTTGCCGAGGCCAGTGAGACGGAAGCAGGTCATCCTGTGGTTCTTCTTCGCCATCACGAAACAGCTCTTCGCTTTCGCCTTTGTCAACGAAGTTGGTCCACAGGGTCAAGGCGTACTCAGTGCTGGGCCCGCTGTAGCCATCAATCTCGCCGACCTGCTCATAGCCAGCATGCTTCAGGATCAGCTGTGCTGCGGCGATTGCACGACGACTGGCACTCCAGCGCGAGTATCCGGAAGGTAGCTCACTGGCTCGATTGTCGAGGATAAGACCGGCAGCCTTCATGCTTTTCGGACCGAGGTCACCATCAATGTCGCCACGATAGTAACCCGCTGCTTGGTATAGCCTCTGAATAGAGCGATTATCCATGTTCTCCTCCTATAGCCTAAGCTCTTGCAAGTCCAGGATTGCTCGGGGGACCCCGGCCAAGCTGGCTGTGTTTTGGGTTCTGTTGATATAGCAGGTGCCCGAGTCCCTGCCGATCCTTACCGCGAAGGTTACCGATGACAAAGAGACAACGGTATACTCATACCTGAAAGTGAGGGGGTTTGTGAAGGTGTCACCCGAGCTGATAAAACTCATTTGGACCGCATCAGAGGCACCTCCAATAAAAAGAGCTGCCGTGACAGGCCCCGCGGAGGCATTGATAACCGGTGCGTTGAAGTCGACCATTATTTTGGTGCCCACCACCTTGGGAGTGTAGTCTAATGTAATCAGCTCGTAACCTTCTGTAATTTGGGGGGCTGTCCCGTCAAAGGGGATATTATCAGTGATGGTAAGAGCACTGTTGTTTGAAGCCATGGCCCTTCCGATGATCCCTGAAGACTCTCTGAGTAGCTCCCCGCTCACAGTACCGAATACTGTACTGGCAGGGTTAGCCGCTTGTGACGCAGTCAGAGGAAAGGTTGACCCCAAGACATACCAAGCCAAGCCGTCACAAAAAACAACCACCCACCCCCCAACAGGAACCACATAAGTGGCGGAGCCGTCAATCAGCTCGGCACTCTCCGGGTCTAGGGTAACAGCACCCCCGTCGGCCTTAACATAGATGGTAAAACCCTCGCCCACGTCCGCGGCGGCATCTAGGTTAAGAGTAAGTTCATCTGAAGCCACAAATAAAGAATTCCTGTGGTCAAAGTCCACGTCTGTGTCGGTGCTAACACTTTCGACGCCCCCTCTGTTTATTTGAGAAAAGAAGGTGACCCACCCTGTATTGCTTGAGTTTCTCACTCGAAGTACTGTGGGGCTGGTAGAGGTGTCTCTCCATTTCATATAAGCAAAAGGGTTTGAAGGCGCAGTAGGTCCTTCGTTGTCAGCTGCCGCCGCCTTTATCATTGCGTTAATGGCAGGAAGGGCTACAGCGCCTGACCAAGGCGCGGCTGCAAAGTCGTAGCTGGGTGTTTGGGTCGTCATGATGTACTGAACTCCTGTGCTTTAAGTCTGAGCCTTGATACCACGGGGGTAACTCGGCCATTGGGGGTTGATAGTAATAATCGAGCTCGGATAGACCTGGCTCTTACATCGGCAACATCTAATTCTTGCCAGTCGCCAAAGTCCTCTTCTACACTACCCGCACTAAGACTTGTTTGTATCTCAAACATACAATCTACCTCAGTTGCCACCGATTGATACAAGTCCGGGATGGCCCACAAGTCGGGCTCGCTGAATAGGTCATCTTCGGTTCTGAAGGCACTCACTAGCATGTCCCTTACCAATTTAACAGTTTTCACTGTACCAAAATCCAACCCTGTGGTAAAGCGATATTCTCCGGAAGGAAACAGATCTTTGTCCCCGATGTTCCATAGGTCGGCTTCTGCATATAGGTTTTCTGAGTCATAGAAATCATCCATAAAGGCTAAACGTATCCCCCCCGCCACGGGGTACACGTTAGTCTTTTCTCCAGAAAACTCATCATCTTCTTGAAGAAAGTCTATCTCAGTAAAGGGTATAGCGGAAGCAGCGTTGGAATACACCGTTTGGACGGGACCCAGTTGACCTGAACTGTCTTGAGCTCTTACCATGTAACTCCCTTCAATTAGGGGAGCAACCGCTAGAGTAGAAGACCCCGGGACTTTCACAAGAGGGGACGAAAGGTTCCATTGAGGGATGTCAAAGGCGGAGTGTCGTATAAGAATTTGGCCCCCGATCCGAACATCAGCATCCGGACTAAGCCCCCACTTAAGTAAGGCTAGCCCCCCGTTAGACTGTAGACTAAGGCCAGAAAGTGTCTGGGGGGTGGCGGTTAAACCATCAACCCTTAAAGAATAGACGTCGGAGGGAACTGACCTTACCCCTAAATTGGTGACGGTGGATGCTCGTATTTCCCAGAGACCGGGGACAACATCGAGAATGCGGTAGCTAAGCTCATCTGAGTTTCCTGTATTGATCCGAACCCACTCGCCCCCATCCACCCGACTTTCCAGTATGTAGTACTCAGGTGACTGGGAGTTAGACTCGCTAAGCTGGACTGTTAGCTCGGCTTTAACCACGTCCCCGGCCCGAGTGACGTACAGTCCTTCTTCCACAGATAGGATGCCGGGAGGAAAAACGTCAAAAGGAGAGGGTAACTCACTACGAGGAGCGGCGTTATAGACCTGTTCTTCTGAGGCGTCCCAAGAGTAAACCAATGGGGACGTTTCTCGAAGAAATAGGGAGTTCGTAAGAACACTTGATTTGAGAGTAAGGGTGTTTCGTTTTACTAAAAAAGGTTTTTCGTCAAACCCGTATCTTTCCCGAGTCAGATTGATGACCTCGCCGGCGTTCACCTTCCAAACTCGGGCAAACCTCCCGGCCATTACTACGGTCTGTTGTCTTCTTTGCTCTTCAAGTTTGATTTTGGCAAGCCTTTGAGCAGCGTTTGAAGAGATAGTGTAGGGTAGGTGATGTTCTTCCCATGCTTCTTGGCCATTGTCCTCAGAAACGTAGACCGATGACTGGTAGGGAGGGTAATCATCCGGCTGCCAGTCATTATCGGGGCTAACAAACTGACCCCTCACCCCATTGTAGTTTGAGCTGATACCCTGTCGAGTCTGTAGCTTAAAGCCCCCCGGCGCTGCGTCACCATCACCGAGCGATACCTCGGGGGCTCTCCATGCGCCAGCATACATCCTGAAAGACTGACCGTCCCAGTATATCTCACCAGCCATAGAAGTAAGCATGGCTTCGATATGAGTTTGAGGGGTGGTTTCACTCTCAAGCTGAACAACCCCGTCACAAGAGTATCGAGCTTCCGTTGTTCCCGAAGGAGTTTCGTCACAAACATTGGCTGCGGCTATCAACAAGTCCGTTCTTATGTCGGTGCCATAGTTCATCCCCAAGCCGCGGGGCTTAGGTAGAGTCATGTAGTGGGCAATACACAGAGCCGAGTTTCTTGTGTAGCCATAGGAGTCGTCTCGGGGATCATATATGGAGTCAAGCCCTTCGATGTCTGCACTGACATTGGGCAACCCTGTGGGAAACACATTGGCATCATTTCTTATTCGGATATAGATAGCGGTCAGACCCTGACACTTATGTCTGTTAGTCCACAGGTTGGGGTATCGGGCTTGAAGATCAGGGAAGGGTTGTCCCGCTACATCGGCAGTCTTTCTTTTAACAAGGGCTTTACCTTCATACCGTCCCGTGCTTCGATCCTCGCCGGCGGGTATGGCTAGCTCCCCATTGAAGTAGATTGCCCCTATGCTCTTAGATACGTGAGCCGCCAGAATTATGACCATGTCTAGTCTGTTACGGTTAGCGGGATCGCTAGAAAAGAAACAGATCAAGCCCCCTTTTCTTGATTTACCGTACACTAGCTCCTGGGGTGCCACCGATTGTCGAATGGAGGTTTTACGATCACGAAGACCTGTGTTTAAGTCTGAGGGCTTGAAGCTGGGGGGTTTACTGAGTTTCTTGGATACGGCGCTTAGCACAAGGCTAACACCGATATTGATGGCAATCTTACCTAAAGCAGTACTGGCAAGGGCGGCAAGGGCGGGAACAGCAAAACCCATTAAAGTATCCTCCAACTAATAAGGGCATCCATCAGGTCGGTTCTTTTAACACCTCCTTTATCACATAGGGTAAGAACCTCATGTCCTATGCAAACACCCAAATTTTCCTCACTGATTAACACGAAGTCACCCCTTTGAGCTAATAAGGGCAGTTGTGGTGGGCCCACCACAGAAGAAACTACGTCAGCCAACGTATCAAACCCGAGGCTATGAAAAAAGACTCTGCCCTCCTCTTGGCTAGAATAGCACCCCTCCCACTCTTCATAACCCTTTTTTTGAGTCAAGGCGTATCTCACTTTAAAAGACCACAACAAGCAGTCATGGTAGCTCCACTTGAAGGGTGTCTTGGCTATACCTTGCACCTCCTCAAACAGGGCTTCTTCCCAATTACTTACTCTTGTCATGATGGTAACCTCCAAACTACTTCTTTTTCAACCAGCCCGGGCACCAGGTTTAAAGTGTCGTCATCGGGATAAAGCACCTGCCAACTTTCCAGGTTGTATCTCCACCCATTCGAGGTCCTAAGCCGGGCTAGGGCGTTTTCCACAGTTAGTCGTATCTCACAGGTCTGTTCGTCATCAGTAACTTCCGGTATGTCCGCATACCCGAAAAAGACACCTACAGGATCATCAATTAGGTTGTCATCATCGTCAAGGAACCCGATATAAAGCCTTACTTCCTTTTGCTGTACTACTTCATCAATCGCCAAAGAAACCAGACCTTCTGGTATACCCGATAGCCTCATTTGAATACCAGAGGCAACAACCCCCTCCCGCTCTTCTAAGCTGGAAAAGGACAACAAGCTACCGACCCCTTGCCAGCTCTCTCCTAGAGTTGAAAGAGGGCCTAAGCCGGACCAAAAATAGGCGGTTTCGTTAGCCAACGCTATTTCAAAAAAGATTGCGGGTTTTAGAACCCCTTGAGTCAGAGCATCCAATAAGTCTTCAGTTAGTCCTTGTCTCATAGCAACTCCTTAGCTTCCAATGAAAAACTATAAACTTGGGTAATGCCAACCTCCAAATTGGGAAACTCCTCAAGGTTTAACAACAAGCCAGGGCTTTCGATTTCTACCAACTCGTCAGCCACACTGGGTATCCTCAAAGCTGGAACAAAGCTCAGCGTAGCGTTACCCGAACCATCGAAAGAAACGTCCTCCGTAAGTTGATAGAGACGGGTACTGCTCCCAGTGCCAAGACTAAAGAAGTCTCCCGCGTTCAAAGCTTGGGTCCACCCTGTGGTATTCAGTGTTTTTCCGGTTTGACCTCCGCCCACTACTTCAACTGTATCCGTTGCTCCGGGGTTAGCAAAGTCACGGCCTCTGTATATGAAGTGGTTGGTCGTGTCTAGTATTCGGCTAAAAAACGCTGACAAAGCTCGACCCTGTTTTTCAAGTACCCGAGTGAACTCAATCTCTATGGACCAGCGCCGGCCCCCCCAATCTTGGGTTTCTCCTTGATAGGAAAAGGGAGACTCTTCCCGATACTTGGCGGCTTCTAGTCGGGGCACTCCTCGGGTTGTTCGGTGGGTCGGTAATTCAATAGTCATATCATTCTCCTCGAGCTTCGGCTTCTTTAACCGCAGTTACAGACTGAGATACTATCACGGGAGCAGCTTGTCTTAGGGCTGATGTAATTTGAGCAGCGACTCCTTCCTGAGCACCTCGAGCGTCGATCTTAGCAACGTAGAACACGGGGGCAGAGCCAGCACCAGGTAGAGCCCCCCTTCCCGATGCACTAAACGCCTGGTTCATCGCGTGACGTGTCTGGCCGGCGGTTTTAACCCGACGTGCTCCCGAGGGGCCATCTTGACTGATAAGCTCAGCGCCTTCTTCTCCCGCTACAAAATCTCTCCAAGGCATTTCCACACCTCCTCGAGCCCTTGCGCCTATGCCCCCTGAGAAAAGGCCTGAGAAGACATTACCCAAAACTGAGCCAAGACCTCCATTGTTTAGCACCATGGATTGGAACACATTACTTAATTCTTGTTGAAGTATTTGAGAAGTGGATCGGATAATTAACGTATTAAGGTCATCAATAAAGGCGCTGAAAGTAAGCCGGCCTTTGCCCGCTAGCCTCTCAAAGGACTCCCCGAATACTCCGGCTAAGTTGTCTGCCGAAGTTTCTAGCGACGCTTGAAGTTCTTCCATTAGGCTACGAACCTTATCAGCAACATTGCCCGCACGGGAACCTACGTCTTCCATACCTTCGGCTATACGCGCCAAGGCATTTTCCGTGGCCTGGGCTTTAATCAGATCGAAAAACGCTCCCAAGGGGTCAGAGTTTGTTATCTCCCCAGCCTCCCGATTGAACTCAGCTATAGCATCACCTGCTCGACCGAACGCCTCATCAGCTTTAACGGCCCAGTCGTTACCGGACTTATTCAGTTCAGTGGCTATCTCGGATAGAGGTCC